CCGACGATGAAGAAGAAGTCGAGCTAGCTGACGATGATGCAGAAGAAGCCGAAGCCGAAGAAGAAGGCGAAGGTGAAGAAGATGCAGAAGCAGAAGTTGATTTTCAAGCACTCGCTGAAATGATGTATGAAGAAGAAGATGCAGATGAGATGGTGGAAGTTGATGAAGCCGTTCTCGCTGAAGAAATTCTTCGAATTAGAAAGATGGTCCGCGAAGGAAAAATGGATCACCAGTTTGGTGGTAAGGGCGAAGGCAAAGCCGGCGTCGCAGGATCCTTTGGCGGAAAAGGTACCGGAAAAGCCGGTGTCCAAAAAGCTTTTGGCGGTGGTTCAGAAGGACAAGATGTCTTTACCAACCCACCTACCTTAAACAAACTAGCGGAGGCATTCCGCACAGAGCGCCGCAAAAATCGTGCGCTTGATGAGAAACTGAAGAAATACAGAAGTGCTGTTGATACTCTTCGTGAACAGTTGGAAGATCTCAATCTTTTTAATGCCAAGTTGCTTTACGTTAATAAGCTTCTTCAGAATAAGAACCTTAACGAGTCTGAAAAGAAATCCGTTATTAAGGCGCTTGACGAAGCTAACAGTCTTAGAGAGGCTAAGTCATTGTACAAGTCTCTAACCGAGACATTTACTCGTGGTGGAAAAAAGACTCTTGCTGAGTCAAGAAGCCGTGGGTCTTCATCCAGGCCAACAACCTCTTCAGCACCTAAGGGCGGAGCTCCCGAACTTGACCGCTGGCAGAGACTTGCAGGTCTAAAATAAACTGTTCACAAATATAACGACATAATTTAAATTATAAAGGAGTTAAAACATGTCACGTTCATTCACTTTAAATCAGCTTACTGAAGGCATTCGCGATCGCGATATTGGCGCCGAAAGTAACAGACTGATGGAGAAGTGGACCCGCACAGGTCTACTTCGTGGTCTAGGCGACACAGGTCGCGAGACCATGTCCCGCCTTCTCGAAAACCCGGCAGCTCTGGTTCTTCGTTAAGCAAAGGTTCTGGGTTCTGGCGGACGGGCTGGACCCCTCGACGGTTTCTCAAACATTGCTTTCCCGATTGTTCGTAGAGTTTTCGGCGGTTTAGTTGCAAACGAACTCGTTTCAATTCAGCCAATGAGCTTGCCTTCTGGTCTGCTCTTTTACCTTGACTACACCTACGGTTCAGACGTTGGTGGTGACGATACACTCGCTAGTTCACCTGATCTTGCTGGTACAGATGCTACCTTCAACAAAGGTGACTCACTCTACAATAACCCAGCAGGCAAGTCAATTCGCACAGGTTCTGATGCAGTCGGTGGTCAGTACGACCTCGTAGGCACATCATACTCACGCGTTCATAAGGGTGTTGTATTAAAAGCTGCAGAAGACGTCTTCAACGGCGCTTTTGGTGGTGCTTCAGCTCAGTCATGGACTGCAGGTTCTACATCTGTTAACGTTACAACAAGCGGTTCAGACGGAAAACTACTTCAGTTTGACCCTCAGGTTGTTCAGCACATTACAGACGGCACATTCGGGTATCAGTTCTTAGTCATGTCAGCTTCAAAGCTTATTGATTCAACAAGTACATACAGAGTAGATTCTACTGCTATTAAGTCAATTGCTCTATTCTCTGATGCAGGCATTACAGGATATACAGTTCCTGGTTCTGATATGCAGGGTGGAAGTGGCATTCTTAACGTTCGTCGCTTAAACCAGCTCGGTACAATGTCTGGTGCACCTGGCAATGTTTCATTCACACCAAACCCTCTTGTCGGTGTTTCAGCCACTGATTTAAGTTCAGGTGTGCTTTTTGTTATGCAGGGTGCTGCTGCTGACCTTGAAAACGTTTCAACCACTCTTAATCTCACAGCTTCTTTTGCTGTAGGTGATCAGGTTGAAGCAGCTGGTGGCACCGGTGGAACACTTACAATTCCGACCTTCGAGTCAGATTTTGGTTCTTCACCACAGCCTGTCATCCCTGAAATTGACATTAAGATTGAGTCAATTGCTGTTACAGCTACCACACGTAAGCTTCGTGCTCGTTGGTCTCCAGAACTCGCACAGGATCTTAACGCTTACCACAGCATGGACGCTGAAGTTGAGCTTACTCAGATCCTTTCAGAGCAGATTGCTCTTGAAATCGACCGCGAGATTCTTAACGACCTGCTCGTCGAAGCTCGTGGTGCTAACTTCTTCTGGAGCAGAAGCCCCGGTAAGTTTGTTAACAAGCGCTCTGGTGCTGCTGTTCAGCTTGCTTCAACACTCGCAACTGGTCCTCAGTTTACTGGAACCGTGCGCGAATGGTACGAGACCCTTGTCGAGACCATCATTGATGTTGCTAACGAGATTCACAGAAAGACCCTTCGCGGTTCAGCTAACTTCCTCGTGTGTTCACCTGAAGTTGCTACAATCTTCGAAGCTTCTGTCCTCTACAAGCCTTCAATCAAGATTGACGGTCAAGGCCAGGTCGGTGCAGAGTTCACACTCGGTGCTGCTTCAATCGGTAGCTTAAGCAACCGTTTCACAGTCTACAAGGACCCATACTTCCCTCGCAACAAGATTCTTGTTGGTTACAAGGGCGGTTCATACCTTGAGACCGGTTACGTTTACGCTCCGTACGTTCCGCTAATTGTCACTCCGACAATCTTCGCGCCCGAAGACTTCACACCCCGTAAGGGCGTGATGACTCGCTACGGCAAGAAGATGGTTCGCGCTGACTTCTACGGTACAGTAACATGCATCGATATGAATATTATTTAATATAAATAATTAATATTATTCAAGCCAGATAAATCTGGT